TTCAACACGAACATAGTACCACAGGTATCTGCGTCTACAGAAAGAATAATGTTCTGTGCAATATTTAATGACTTAGTGGTTGCTGGCCGTGGGGGTACAGTATACACAGGAACTACAAGTGGTAGCTGGACAAGTAGAGCTACAGGAAAGGGTACTTCATATACATATGATTTTGATAGATTTAATTTTGCTGGAACTGACAAGATCATCATTGCTACAGGTTCTACAAATGCTTTCACTTTAAACACTAGCTACGCAGAAGATATAATAAATGGCACAGGTGGAGGGACAGCACCGACAGCACCGAAGTTTGTAAAGTCTTTTGCTAACCACATGTTCTATGCAGGCATGAGCAACAGCAAAGCAGAAGTAATATTCAGTGCACCGTTTGCAGAAGATGACTTTGATGCGAGTGATGGTGCAGGTTCGTTTAAGATAGGTACAGAAGTTACAGGCATGAAAGTTTTCCGTAATGAATTATTTATCTTTGGAGAGAACAAGATATATAAACTTACAGGAACCAGCTTATCTAACTTTGCACTTGCCGAGGTGGCGAAAAGTGTTGGTACTATTGCACATCATTCTATACAGGAACTGGGAGGAGACATTATATTCTTATCAGCTGACGGACTTAGAACAATTGCTGGTACAGAAAGAATTGGTGACGTTGAATTGGGTACGGTATCTAAACAGGTACAGGAACGAATAAATGAGATTGGTTATGACAACGTCACAGCAACGGTTATTAGAAACAAAACACAGTATAGATTGTTCTATCCAGTAACAGGAGGATTAGAAACAAGTCAAAAAGGTTTGATTGCTGTGATTAAAATAAACCCAAATACAAAACAAATGGGTTACGAATACGCAGACTTGAAAGGATTAAAAGTTGCTGCCTGTGACTCAGATTTAATTAGCAATGTAGAGACCACTATACACGGTGGGTATGATGGTTATATCTACAAACAAGATTCAGGTAATGTATTTACCAGAGCAGGTAGCACAAGTATTATAGATGCTACGTATAGATCACCAGACATAGTAATGGGTGATGCAGGTATTAGAAAAAGTATGCAAAGGGTAAACTTAAACTGGAAACCTGAAGGAGAAGTAAGTGCCAGTTTATTTGTACGATACAACTACGATGACGTAAACACGCCACAACCAAATGTAATTAGTTTGGCTACATCAGGAAGTGGTGCTCTGTACGGAACAGCGTTGTTTGGTACAGCTGCATACGGACAGGGTGATTTGCCTATTACGAGACAGAGTGTCGAGGGCTCTGGTTTTTCAGTGGCAATCAAAATAACAGACACAAGCACAAACATACCTTTTGGAATAAAAGGTTTTCAATTAGAATTTACACCGGGAGGGAGAAGGTAAATGGCAGTATATACAAGACAAAGTTCATCTGGAATTGTTGATGGTGGTGTTATTGAGGCTTCAGATTTAAATGCAGAATTTGATCAGTTAGCTTCAGCATTCCTACAGCCTACGTTTGGTACAGGGGCAGCAGGAACAGACATAGCCCTGACATTCGATGGGGAAACCAACGATGGTATTATAACATGGATGGAAGATGAGGATTACTTTCAATTCTCTGATGACATACTGATGACAACTACTGAGAAGTTGCAATTTAGAGATACTGCAATTTATATAAACTCCAGCACAGACGGACAGCTTGATTTAGTAGCAGACACTGAAATACAAATAGCAGCAACCACTGTAGACATAAACGGTAACGTAGATGTATCGGGCACACTAACCGTAGCAGGTGCTGTAGACTTTGGCGATGCTGCACTATCTAATGTAGGTGCTGTACAGCTAGACTCCATAGCCGGTGATGGAGACACAGACTCAAGCATTACATTTAGTGGCTCTGATGTAATTACAGTAGCAACTGGTGGTTCAACTGCATTCACTGTAAATGCTTCACAATTAATTACAGCATCTGGTGGTATTACATCTACAGCTGCTTCAAACACTCTTGGTGCTACTTCTTTCAACGATGCAGATATAACCAACGTAGGCAGTATTGCACTAGATACTATAACCAACGATGGTACAGATGTTACTATAGATTCTGGTGGCGATATTATATTAGATGCAGGTGGTGCAAACGTAACTATAAAAGATGATGGTACTTCTGTGTTAGACATTGCTAACAACTCTACAGATGTAGAACTTACAGTTAGCACTGCAGATAAGAATTTTAAAATTAAAGGAACTGATAGTTCTTCTGCAATTACAGCTTTGGATATTGACATGGCTCTTGCAGGCAAAGCTACATTCAACGGTGATGTAGTTGTAGGTGGTGATCTTACTATAACAGGTGATGACTTAGTAATGGGCACGAACACTGCAGGACACATACTCGTTGCAGACGGAACTAATTTTAATCCTGTAGCTGTAGGTGACTTATCTGAAATATCTACTGTGGCTAACGATGATGTATTCCTAGCTGTAGATACATCTGGTGGTGGTCTGAAGAAGATTACAAGAAGTGCTGTAGTATCAGGACTTGCAACATCTAGTGCGATATCAAATGTATCAGAGGATTCGACTCCCCAATTGGGCGGTGACCTTGATGTTAATGGAAACGATATTGTTTCTGTATCAAATGGAAATATTAATTTATTACCAAATGGTAGTGGTAAAGTTATCATGGATGGTAATGGTTCATCTGGTGGTGTATCAATTACTGATGGTGTAATTGACATAAGAACTGGAACAGGTAATGAAGCAAAGATATTATTTTACTGTGAAAGTTCTAACGCACACGCACAAACATTACAAGCTGCACCACACTCTGCGAGTAGTAGTGCGACATTAGTTTTACCAACTGCATCTGGTACTTTGATTGGCACAGGAGATTCAGGAACTGTAAGTAATGGGATGCTTGCAGGATCAATTGCAGATTCTAAACTTAACACTATAAGTACAGCTGATAAAGTTGCAGGTGGTGCTATACAGATTGATAGTGGTACAGATGGTACAAGTATAACTGTTGCTGATAGTGATAAGTTATTGATAGATGATGGCGGCACTACTAAATACATAAATGCTTCACAGATAAAATCGTACACAGCTTCTGCTACTGCTGCTGATGACATAAGCACTGGTGATGCAGCTGTAACTCTTGCAACTTCTGCAGGTAACATCACTATAGACGCACAAGGAAATGATACAGACATTATCTTTAAAGGAACTGATGGTAGTTCAGACACTACTTTCTTAACTCTTGATGGTAGTGATGCTGGTACAGCTATATTCAACCATGATATAAAAATAGCAGACGGTGGACAGATTGGTTCTGCTTCAGACGCAGATGCCATAGCAATCGCTTCAGACGGTGTAGTAACCATGAACCAAATACCAGTGTTCAGTGCTGGTATCAATGTATCTGGTGGTTCAATAGCAGGTACACTTTCTACTGCTGCACAGGCAAACATTACAAGTTTAGGTACACTTACAGCATTGACTGTAGATGACGTAGCTATTAATGGTAAAGTAATGACCATGACAGGTTCGACAGACGACACTGCTGTATTTACTGTAGCTACAAATGGTGCGTTAACTATAGAGACAACAGACACTGCTGCTGCAGCTGCGAACATACAAATAACAGCAGATGGTACATTTGAAGTAGATGCTACCACAATAACATTAGACTCTGCAGGAGACATTGCACTTGATGCTGCAGGCAACAAC